CGCCACTCACGCTCTCCGACTTTGCCTTTTGTACAACTGTTCATTTTTTAGGGGTATGTTCATCGTGCTGGGTAGAGTGAACTCAAATTGACAACTGTCAAGTGATTATGCAGAGTAGTCCCTTGCCTATAGAAAAATATGGAAAGTCCTGGCCAGATGGAGCTGGAGACCTCGACATCGAATTATTGGCTTTCAAAATGGGATTGAAGCCTGAAGACGGAGGTTTGGGTAAAGCCCAGCATTTTAAAAACGTAGTAAATCTTTTATGGCCCTACCATAAAACAAAAAGCAAAAATGGTTTTCACTGGCATCCTTGGGCCGACTGGATGATTGAGCGAGCCTGCGAAGAAAACTATTTAGCTATTTCCGGCCCGAAGTCTTCCGCAAAAACATCGACTATGGCCATGTGGGGTCTTGTAAATTGGCTTTGCGCCCCGCACGAAACTCTAGTGCTGGTTACCACGACCAGCGTTCGAGAAGCCCGTAAACGTTTATGGGGATCAATTCGTGAGCGGTATATGCAAGTTCCAGGGTTACCAGGCAAGTTAGTTGACTCGATGGGTAAGATTGTTCTGGACGCGTCCGAATCGGGCGAAGCATCGGATCGTTCGTCGATTACCCTGGTTCCGTCAAGTCCAGACAAAGAAAAAGAAGCGACAGCAAAACTTATCGGATTGAAAAACAAAAGAGTGTTTTTGATTATCGACGAAGCGACGGACGTAACTAATTCCGTGTTTGAAGCCATCTCCAATCTTAATGCAAACCCCCAGTTCCAATGCGTAGCCTTAGGGAACTTTAACTCCCAATACGATCCGTTTGGAGTATTCTCTACGCCGAAAGACGGGTGGAATTCAATTACAGTCGACGCAGAAGAATGGGAAACAAAGACGGGAAAGTGTATTCACCTTGACGGATTAAAAACTCCGAACATTGAGCACGACGACAAATGGCCTTTTTTGCTGACCTCCAAGCAAGTTAAGTACGCAATCGATAACGAAGGCGAGAACTCTCTTTCTTTCTGGCGATTCATACGTAGCTTCCCCGCGCCTGTCGGAGCAGAGGAAGGTATATATTCAGAAGCAGACTTTAGGAAATATGATGTAACTAAAGAGCCAAGATGGTCTCAGCCCCCTCTTTACCTGGCCGGATTCGATCCTGCGTTTACAAATGGAGGAGACAGATCCGTATTGGCTATTCTTAAGTACGGTCAAACCGAAGAGTCTGGACCGGCGGTCGCTTTGCACAAATTTCATAATCTTCGTGAGGACGTAACTAAAGCAGAGCCTCGCAACTTCCAGATCGCTAAAGAAGTTATGCGTGTTTGCCAAGAGTCCGGCGTGCCCCCCGAAAGATTGGCTATCGACGCCACCGGAGCAGGAGATCCTTTCTGTGACATTTTATCTGAGATATGGTCGAATCGAATCTTGCGAATCAAATTCGGTGAGAAAGCCTCGATACTTCCCGTAAGCGTAACCAATCCTATTCGCGGCTTGGATAAGTACACCAATCGAGTTACGGAACTATGGTTTTCTGGCGTGGAGTATATGAGGTCGGGGCAGTTGAGGGGGATTGTGCCAGATCTTGCAAAAGAGATGACCGGCAGGAAATACAATACTACCGCGGGGGGCAAAGTAACAGTTGAACCCAAAAGAGACTACAAATTGCGTTTAGGTAAGTCACCCGATTTGGCTGATGCGTTCTTCCTTGGCCTAGATCTAGCCAGACAAAAGCTTGGTATCTCAGCTGGTTCTCTAGTTGGCGGTAAACTCAGGTCTTCATGGCAGACGCAAGCCAAGAAGCTAGACTCGGTCGTATCCGAATCCTCCTTCCTGAATTCCTAAAAAGGATGATTGACAGGAATATTGGCTTCCCCCATACTAGTTGGACTTGTGGAACCTCAATACAATACGAATTCCGTTCCTGATGATTACCTAAAAACGCTATCACCAACCGGAAAAGCACCAAAAACTAGGATCACCGACCAGAACGGGCTCTTTTCGATCTATCAATCTTTATACATGGCGGACGAGCAGGGAGCCCGCGACCGCGCCCGTATTATGGACATGTTCGACGGAGCCGCCCCCTATGATCCCATCGCCTTGCGTAGACTCGGTCAAAGCTATAGAGCTAATTTGAATTTTGGTGAAGCCGGGGCAGATTTGGAAAAAGCTCTCACGTCCTACAATGATTTGATTACTTCTGTTGATCGGTTGATTAATGTTAAAACGAGATTTGGCGATGAAAGCCAGCGTGAAGAATACGCGTCTATAATTGCAGAAGAATTCACACGTCTTCTCACAAAAGATTGGTCCAGCTTTTATTTTAAACAACAGTTACTTTCCTATTACTTTGTAGCTCAAGGTCTTGGTGTTGCTTACTTTGAAGATGAACGAAATTGGCAGTGGACTGTATGCCCAATTGGAGATTTCTTCATGCCCCGTGGAACTCCCGCCACAGAAGATAAAGTGGAGTTTGCTGCTGTTCGAAGGATTTTTTTGGTCCACGAACTTTATCAATATATTGAGAATCCAAAGGTTGCAGAAGAAGCGGGTTGGAATGTAGACGCAGTAAGAGAGGCGATCCGCAATGCCACTTCAACTTATCCTAGCGACGGTCTTAACTGGGAAGAATTGCAAAGACAGTTAAAGTCGAATGATCTTTATTTTTCTTACGTTCGAGCAAAAGAAATTCACGTCATTCACTATTACGTAAGAGAATTTGATGGAACTTATTCTCACGCCATTGGACTTCGTGACGGCTCTGGCGATTTCTTGTTTAAAAAACTCCATAGATTTAAGACTGCTTCAGAGGCTTTCCATATCTTTACTTATGGCATTGGTAATGGTCTTTATTATTCGATTCGTGGTTTAGGGTATAAGATTTTCCCGCATATTCAGATGACCAATCGTTTGCGTTGCGCCATGGCGGATGGAGCCATGTTGCAGACTTCAGTTCTCTTGCAACCGCAGAGTGCTGAAGATGTATCCAAGATGACGATGGCTTATTCTGGACCACTATCCTTTCTACCTCCAGGATTGAATGTTGTTCAAACTCAGTATCCAAATTTAGCCGCGAATGTGCAGCCAATTGTAAACGAGATGGCGATGGTCCGTCAGAGCAATACTGGCTCTTACCGAACCCAAATGAATGCGCCTACCGGCAATCCACGCACGGCTACGGAAGTAGAAGCACAAGTTGCGAACGAGGCGATACTAACCACCAACTCCATGAATTTGTTCTACGTTCCCTGGGGACGTTTGCTACGCGAACAATTCAGAAGGCTACAACGCGATACATGGGTTCCTGGAGAAGAGGGATCTGAGGGAGCTATAAAATTCCGCACCAGACTCGAAGAACGTGGTGTTCCGTGGGAAGCAGTTAAAGCTGTTTATGATGTTGACGCCGTAAGGGCAGTTGGACTTGGATCTCCAGCAGCTCGCTTGTCAGCCTTCAACGAGTTCATGCAGATGCTACCTAGATTTGACGAACTCGGTCAGGTCAATGCGATTCGAGATCGAGTAGCCGCTCGTGTTGGTTACGATCAGGTCGATCGATATCTACCAAACCCTAATGTCAAGAATCGCATTCCGGCTGACGCTAAGATTGCAGAACTTGAAAATGGCTCGATGCAAGCCGGCAGACAGGTGACGGTAATGCCTAACGAAAATCATGCAATTCATTTGGCCGTACATTTAAAAGAAACTCAACCAATTGTTCAGGCTGTTCAAAACAACCAGATTCAGGATAAGCAAGCGACCATGATGTTCCTCACCATGGTATACGAGCACTCGAATGAACACCTTCTTAGGATTGTTGACGACAAGACAAAGCAACAGGAAATCGGCCAAGCTAAACTCGCCATGAACCTTTTACGCGAAGCCGTTGTGAATTTACAGAGGGATGTCGAGCAGGATATCCGAGCGGCCAACGAACAACAGCAGCAAATCGCTTTAGAACAAGGTCAAGTGCAGGGCATCTCGCCTCAGATGCAGATGAAAATGCAGGAGCATCAACTCGACATGCAACTCAAGCAGGAGAGAGCACAGCTTGATGCGCGCTTTAAAGAAGCGGAATTAAAACAAAAATTAGCTTTACAAGACGCACAAGCCGCAGCTAACCTTCGTGCTGCGATGAGTACACCCAACGCACCAAAAGCATGACGTTAAACGATTGGAATAAAAGGACCGATCTTAAGAACGCCTGGAGAGCTTTCCGCAAATCAGAAGCCGGTGAATCTTTGGTGCGAGTTTTATTGAACCTTGGTACTCCATCAGCAACTCTTCCTCCCCCGAATGTTGATTTCATTGATTGGAATGCGACTCTAAACGCACGAAGAGAAGGTTACTTCGAGGCAATTCGCGTCCTTTCAACTCTGTCAGAAGAAGCCGGAGAACCAACTAATCTTCCGGAACCTTGGGAAACCAAAATAGACACAACAAACCAATAATAAGGAAAATAAACTATGAGTGAAACAGCAACCGCAGAACCCACATCTACAGCAACAGGATCGGAAAATCTTAGTTTTGCCGATGCATTTGATGCTGGATTTGAAGCCCTAAACAAAGCTCCCGCGACTGAAGCTCCCGTCGCAACCGCTGTGACGGCCCCAGCCGAAACCACAAAACCCGTTGAAGTAGCCAAGACTGATGCGTCTACCTCCACCAATCCTCTCGATATTTTGACTAAACGGATGACTGGACAGGAAGAAGTCACGAAGACAGAAGCCGTTTCCGATGACTTGGATGTTAAAGCACCCGAGAATCTTAAGCCCGAAGCTCAGACTGCTTGGGCCCGTTTAACCAAAGATTTGCGCGAAGCACGCTCAAAGCTGAAAGAACTTGAAGGCAAAGTTTCCGAAGCTCCTACTAATTCGGTCGAGCAGATTGATTTGCAGAACCAGCTTAATACGCTCAAGCAGGAGCGCGATGAGTACGAGAATGAGTTGAAGTTCTCCCGACTGGAGTCAACCAGGGAATATAAACAGGCCGTTACTGAGCCCTTAAACAGCATTCAGCAAGAAGTTTCTGATATCACCAAACTTTACGAGGGAGTTGATCCCCGGAATATTTATGCTGCAATGGTTGAGCCAGACCCAGCAAAACGTCGCGCCTTGTTAAAAGAAGCCACAAGTGCATTTGACCCAGTAGATTCTTTAGCTATTCGAAGCAAGGCAGAAGAACTTCAAAGGGTCTTTGATAGACGAGAAGTTCTAACTAAAGATGTTAATACTGTATTACAGATGATCCAAGCCGAAGAGCAGAAAGAAGCGACAGCTTTCCAGCAAAGAATGGAGTCAGAGGTTAAAACTGCTTATGAGTCTGAGTGGCAAAATCTCCAAAAGGAAAATGCTCTATTGCGCCCTATTGAGGGGAATGAGGCTTGGAATAGCACTTTAAACAGTATTCAACAGCAAGCCATGCAGATTGAAAATACTGAGCTTGACCCTAGGGCTAAAGCTAAGTTGACCTTTAATGCTGCGGCTATGCCTTTGGTTATGAATGTATTTCAGGATTATGTGGCCAAGACTCAGACCCGTATTTCTGAACTTGAGAAACTGACTAAAGAACTTCGATCTACCATGCCTTCTTCCGGTGGAGCGAAGGGTGGCGGGGTTGAAATACCAGCTAATATCAGCTTTGTCGAAGCCCTTGAACGGGGAATGAAATAAATTTGTTAAAAGCTATTGACACGTTCCATCCGGTTGATACTTTTAACTAGTTCAGCACAGGTATAAAGATTGAGATCCTTACTGAACAAGACCTATAAAGATTGAGACGGTCTAGCAGAATTCGGGCATTAAAAGCTCTGGGATGCCGCCAGGGAAAAGTTTTGAGTCGTAGTGAGGACG